GCGGCGACGACCGGGCGCTACGCGAACGCTGCGACGACCGGGGACTACGCGCACGCGGCGACGACCGGGGACTCCGCGAACGCTGCGACGACCGGGCGCTACGCGAACGCTGCGACGACCGGGTACTACGCGCACGTTCGGGCATCCGTCGCTGATGAAGGATCGATCGCAGCCGTGCTCGGTCAGGGTGCCGCGAAGGGTGCGGTCGGTTGCTGGCTTGTGCTCACGGAACGGGACGACAACTGGCGGATCCTCGGCGTGCAAGCCGTGCTGGTCGACGGGGAGGCCGTCAAGGCGGACACGTTCTACACGCTGCGTGGCGGACGGTTGGTCGAAGCGTGACCGACATCGTCAACAGATCCACCGGTGAACTGATCGAACCCGCCGCGCAAGCCGAAGTCGACGCCATGCTGAACGTCCCGCCCGGCCTGTACGGCAACCCTCTCGGCCCTGGCGAGGTCGCGTCGATGATCGACGACGCCACCCAACTGTCCGCGCACGTCGGCCGGGTCATCACGTTCCTGTACGAGAAACGGCACCGCGCGGAGGAGGCGTACCAGAAAGCGTTCGCCGACTTCATGGTCATGCACGCGAAGTCGGGTGCGGTGCTTGCACGCCAGTACGCGATCGCGAAGACCACGCAGGAGCTTCTGGACGTGAACCTCGCGAAAGAGCAACTGCGGTACGCGGAAGAGATGCAGCAGGCGCTCAAAGACCGTCAGATCGGTCTCGAATCCATCAACAAACGCCTCTAAACCACCCCAAAGAAAGGAAACCGATGGCTGAGAAGAAGCCTGAGCGCGACAGTTTCGCGGCCGTGCTCGCGTCGATCCGTCCCCGGACCGATGTCGAGCTCGCCGAGGGACTCGTGCGACTGATCGAGGCGGTGAAAACGACCGGGAAGGCCGGCACGCTCACCGTGAGATTCGATGTGAAGCCGCTCGATGGCGGCAACACGGCGGTCCTGATCAACGACAAGATCCAGACCAAGCTGCCGGAGAAGAACCGTGAAGGGTCGATCGCGTACATCGGAGACGGGAACCGGCTGCAGCGCACCGACCCGACCGCGATGCCGCTGTTCGACGAGGACATCAGGGATGCCGGCGGCGTCGATCCGCGGACCGGTGAGATCAAGGAGGTACCGAACGCATGAGCGACACCACGATCGAGACCGAGGCGGAGGCGGTCGCCCAGATCGCACGACAGGCCGCCGTGCCGGTGGAACTCCTTGCAGGGCAGGTGTATTCGGTCGCCGACGAGAACGGCAGCATCCGTGTCGTCGATACGGACGACTACTTCGCGGTACCCCGCCACACGGCGGCGCACCGCACGGTCACGGATGCGGTGTCGTTCGTCGGCTACGTGAACCGGCACAGGCTGCCTGGCACGGAGGTCTACGCCGACACCCCGAACTCGTCCGTCGTCGCGGTGATCGACTCGCACAACGGCACCGACGGTGACCCGGGCTGGCAGAAGCACCGCCTCACCCTGTCGCTCGAACACACCAAGGCGTGGAAGGCGTGGGTCGCACGTGACCTCGGCCAGGTGTCCGCGTCGTGGATGGATCAGCAGGAGTTCGCGGAGTTCATCGAGGATCGGGCATTGGACGTGATCGAGCCGGACCACGCGACGCTGATCGAGTTGGCGACGAAGTTCGAGGCGACGAAGAACGTGGAGTTCGGATCCTCCGTCCGTCTCGACTCCGGCGAGGTCCAGTTCCAGTACACGGAGACCGTCGGTGCGAAGAAGGGCACCAAGGGCGACGTGAAGCTGCCCAAGGAGATCCGCCTCGGCCTGCGCCCGTACATCGGCGGCCCGATCTACTCCGTGTGGGCGTCCCTCCGATACCGCATGGGATCGAACGGTCTCCGACTCGGATACGCGCTGCAACGACCCGAGAACATCCTCGAGGCCGCGTTCGCCGACATCGTCACCGAGATCCGCGAAGGCCGCACCGACAAGGACTCGGCCACGAAGACGGAGACCGTCGTGCACCAGGGCATCGGCGACGTGCCGGTGTTTATGGGGCGACCGTAACAAGCCGGGGGATCAGCAGGATTCCGGCCCGCTGATCCCCCTCACACCACCGAACCGACCTGTCAAGAAGGAACGACTGTGCTCGTCAATTCTCCACAACCGAACCCTGTCACCGAAACGATCACCACGATCCCCGCTGCGACGAGCGACTGGACGTTCATCCTCGACTACCCGAAACCGCCCAAGGGACTCTCCGCGAACGACCGCACGCATTGGCGTGTGAAGGCTGGCGCGGTCGCGGATATTCGCCAAGAAGTCATGGTTCGCGTTCGCGCCCTGCGCTTGGGTGTGCGCGACAAGATCCGCGTCGACGTCGAATGGTTCGTCGGCGACCGCAGACGCCGCGACACCGACAACCTCGCACCGTTCCTGAAAGCGATCTACGACGGCATCGGCGCAGACAAGGGTGTGAGTGCGCACCTGGTAGATGACGACGACCCGGACCACATGCTCAAGCCGGGGGCCACGATCCGGTACATCCGCGGCATCCGACCGCACTTCGTCGTTTCGATCACTCCGATTGAGGGCTCCCATGACTGAGACGTGGGCGCGCATCGCCGACTCATCCGGATACGAGGTAAGTGACCAAGGTCGCATACGAGGTCCGCACGGCCTCATCCTGCGCCCAACGGACAACGGACACGGATACCTTTCCGTGGGCGTCCATGGTGCACATCGGTACGTTCACAGGCTCGTCGCAGAAGCGTTCTGCGGAACTCCCAAGATCGATCAAGAGGTCAGGCATCTCGACGGCGACAAGACCAACAACGCGGCGTCGAATCTTCGGTGGGGAACGCGATCCGAAAACATCCGCGATCAGGTCAACCACGGCACCCACTGGAGAGCTACCCACCGTCAGACGCACTGCAAGCGCGGTCACGAGTTCACGCCCGAGAACACGTATGAGCATCAGGGTAGGCGGCACTGCCGACGATGCCGCGCTGACGCCCAGTACCGACGCATGCACGTCGTGACCATCACCGAGGTGACCGAGTGACCGCGCTGCTGACGCTGAACACCGGCAACGATGGCACGCTCACGTACGAGGACTTCCTGCGCGAGAAGGTCGCGTTCGACCGTGCGTTCGGATTCAAGGTCGCGGACGCGGACCTGTCGCCGATCTTCCAGCCCGGACACCCGCAGTTCAAACCGCACCAACGCGACATCGTGAAGTGGGCTGTCGCCGGCGGCCGTCGCGCGATCTTCGCCCGCTACGGGCTCGGCAAGTCCGTCATGCAGCTGGAGATCCTGCGCCTGATCATCGAGCACGGGCCGGACGGCCGCCGCGGTGCACTCGGAACCGTCGATGTTCGAAAGGCGCTCATCGTTGCACCGCTCGGCGTCCGTTTCGACATCATCAAAGACGCCCGCACTCTGCTCGGCATAGAGGCTCGGTTCATCCGGTCGACGGCCGAGATCGAGACGGACTGGTCGGGCATCTACGTCACGAACTACGAGTCCGTGCGCGACGGCAAGATCAACCCCGGCCATTTCGTCGCCGTGTCGCTCGACGAGGCCGCCGTGCTGCGCTCGTTCGGGTCAGAGACCTACCAGAAGTTCCTGCCCATGTTCGCCGACGTCCCGTTCCGGTTCGTCGCGACCGCGACGCCGGCACCGAACCGGCACAAGGAGCTCATCCACTACGCCGGGTTCCTGGGCATCATGGACACCGGTCAGGCGCTCACCCGGTTCTTCAAGCGGGACTCGTCCAAAGCGGGCAACCTCAAGATCCACCCGCACAAGGTGCGCGAGTTCATGCTGTGGCTGAACACGTGGGCGTGCTTCATCCAGCGGCCCTCCGATCTCGGCTACTCCGACGACGGCTACGCGCTGCCGCCCCTCGAAGTGATCTGGGACGAGGTCGAGGTCGGGCTGCTGTCCGACCAGATGGAACGCGACGGGCAAGGCGTCCTCGTCCGCGGCGGCTCGAAGTCAGCCGTCGAGTCCTCCCGCGAGAAGCGCCACACGCTCAAGGCGCGCATCGACCACACCATGACCATCGTGCGCGAGCACTTCGACACGCAACGTGCCGGTGCTCGCGTGCAGCAGATCATTCTCTGGTGCGACCTGAACGACGAACAGGACGCGCTGGAGGGCGCAATGCGCGACGTCGCCTCGTTCTCCTCGATCCGCGGCGCCCAGTCCGATGCCGAGGTTGAGGAGGAGCTGCGCCGCTGGCTTGCCGGCGACACGTACGCGCTGATCGGGAAGCCGATGATGCTCGGCCGTGGTCTGAACCTGCAGCAGTGCTCCACGGCCGTGTTCGTCGGCGTCACGCACAAATACGAGCAGACCGTGCAGGCCATCCACCGCATCCACCGCTTCGGCCAGGTGAGCCCCTGCACCGTGCACCTGCTGTACGGCGAGACCGAGACCGACGTCCGCGACAACCTGCTTACGAAGTGGCGAGAGGACGACGCGCTCACCGACACGATGAGCGACATCCTCCGCGAGTTCGGACTGAACGCGACGGCCGTGTCCGCCGAGCTCGCCCGCGCTATGGGCGTGAAGCGGGAGGTCTTCACCGGCGACGCGTGGACCATCGTGCTCAACGATTCCGTCCTGGAGTGGCAGCACGTCGAAGAGTCATCGTTCGGGCTGATCGTCACCTCGATCCCGTTCGGCGGCAAGTACGAGTACTCGCCGAACTACGCGGACTTCGGCCACGTCGACAACAACGCCCAGTTCTGGTGGCAGATGGACTACCTGACGCCGTCGCTTCACCGGGCGCTGATGCCCGGCCGGATCCTCGCGGTGCATGTGAAGGACTTCCCGCTCTACGGGTCCGTCACCGGCACCGGCGTCTACACGTTCGACACCATGCACGCCGAAGCGATCGCGCACTACACCGGTCACGGGTTCGACTACTTCGGCATGATCACCGTCACCACCGACGTCGTCCGCGAGAACAACCAGACGTACCGGCTGTCGTACTCGGAGATGGCGAAGGACCACTCGAAGATGGGTGTCGGCTCACCCGAATACGTGCTTCTGTTCCACAAGCCGCAGACGAATCGGTCCCGAGGCTACGCCGATACCCCCGTGCAGAAGCAGAAGGCGGACTACTCGGTCGGCAGGTGGCAGATCGACGCGGCCGCGGACTGGCGCACCGGCGGCGACCGCCTGTTGACCGGTGACGAGCTCGCGCAGCTGGACGTCGGCACCCGCTCGAAACTGTTCACCGCGCAAACCGTGCGCACCGTGTACGACTACGACGCGCACGTCGCACTCGCCGACCGGCTCGCCACGAAGAACGCCCTGCCCGGCACGTTCGCGTCTCTCGTGCCCGGATCCGCGCGCACCGACGTGTGGACGGACGTGCTCCGCATCGACACTCTCAACTCGGAGCAGCGCCGGCGCGAGGTCGAGGCGCACATCTGCCCGTTCCCGCTCGATATTCCCCGCCGCCTGATCACCATGTACTCCAATCCGGGCGAGCTTGTCGGCGACCCGTTCTCCGGGCTCGGGTCCACGGTCCTCGAAGCCGTCCGGCAAGGACGTCGCGGGTTCGGGTCCGAACTGAACCCAGTGAGCGTCGCCGACTCGGTCGTCTACCTCACCAGGCACGACAACGAAGCGAACACCCCCACCCTGTTCGACCTCCTCGACATGGACGGTGCAGCATGATCACGCTGACTGACTTCTTCTGCGGAGCCGGCGGGTCGAGCTCGGGCGCGATCCAAGTGCCGAACGTCACGGTGAAGGTGGCCGCGAACCACTGGGATACCGCGATCGCGATTCACAATGCGAACCACCAGAACACGGATCACGCGATCGTGGACCTGCACCAGGAACGGCCGTCGTTCTTTCCCCGCACGGACATGGCTTGGATGAGCCCAGAATGCACGAAGTGGTCGCAAGCGAACGGGTCGAACCTACCTGCGATCGAGGAGGGCCTGTTCGAGGATCCGCTGTCGGATGACGTGAAGCAGCGGTCCCGTCTGCTGATGTTCGACTGTCTGAAGTTCATCGACTACCACCGGTACCGGCTCGTGATCATCGAGAACGTCGTCGACATTGCCACGCAGGCGAAATACCGGACGGCGTGGACGGTGTGGCGGCAGGAGTTGCGAGCGCTCGGCTACGCGTTCCGGGTCGTCAGCCTCAACAGCATGCACGCGCAGACGTTCGGCGCGCCGGCACCGCAGTCGCGGGATCGCATCTACATCGTGTGCTGGCCCGAAGGTTACCGGGCGCCGGACATGGATCGTGTGTTGCGGCCGCGCGCGTACTGCCCACGCTGCGACGTCGTCGGTGAGTCCGTGCAGTCATTCAAGGCCGGACGCACGGTCGGCCGGTACAGGCAGTCCTACGTGTACTGCTGCGCCAGGTGCGGGCAGGTCGTCGAACCGGGCTGGCTGCCGGCGGCCGCCGCGATCGACTGGTCCCTGGCCGGGCAGCGCATCGGCGACCGTGACAAGCCGCTCGCAGAGAAGACACTCGACCGGATCGCGGCGGGCATCGCGCGCTACTGGGGGCCGTTGACGCTCGAGGCGGCCGGAAACACCTACGACGCCGCCGACCCGCGTCATCCGGCGCACGGCGACATCGCTGGCTACTACCGGACGTGGCCCGTCGGCGAGCCGCTCCGGGCGTTGCACACGACGAACTCGAAAGCACTCGCCGTGCCGGTCGAGGGCCGTGACGGGAAGGTCGCCCAGCCGGTCGACGTCCCGGCGCGCGCGCAGACGACCCGGAACGAGACCGGGCTCGCGTTCATCGCGGAACTGTACGGCACGAGCACGGCACGCCCCGTGACGGAGCCTGCGGGAACGTTCATGGCCGGCGGGAATCATCACGCGCTCGTGACGCAGTTCCGGGAGCGCGCGGACCGCAACATCGACCCGGACGCCGACCCGCTACACACGATCGTCGCGGACGGTGCATCGCATGCACTGATCACCCGGCACAACGGTGGCGGCGCTGAGATGACGACGCTCGCCGACGAGTACCTGCGCACGCTCACGACAGGCGGCAACGTCTCCGTGATGCGCCGCCCCGGCGAAGCGACCGCCGCGGACCTGAAGGCGGCGCGCGACATGCTCCCGGACGTCCTGTTCCGCATGTTCGAACCACACGAGGTCGCCGCCGGGATGGCGTTCCCCACCGACTACGTGTGGCAGCCGTCGGGGATCAAGCACGTGTCGAAACGCGACCTCGTGAAAGCGGCCGGAAATGCCGTCACGCCGCCTGCAGCACGCGACCTCGTCGCGGCAGCCGTCGAGAGCCTGGGAGTTGCATCATGATCCGGCCGAAGTACGAAACCACGCCGAAGCCGTCGAAAGCGGAGGAGACGGATGCGTACGAGCTCGCGACGCTCCGCGACAACGACACCTGCCAGAAGTGCCGCCGCAACTGCGGGTGGGGTGCCACATCCCGAGACCATCGCAAGGACCGTTCCGTGGGTGGCCTGACCGTGGTGTCGAATCTGCAGATCCTCGGCGGTACGGGCACGACCGGATGTCACGGCTGGAAGTCGTCGCATCCGAAAGAGGCGGTCGCGGAGGGCTGGGCCGTGCCCGGCTACGGCGACCCTGCCGAGTGGCCTGCACGCCGGTGGATGCGCGACGTGTACGGGGTACTGCATCTCGCGTGGGTGTTGTACGGAAACGACGGCAGCGTGACCGAGATCCCGGAGTCCGACGCGCGTAGACGCATGACAGCGATGGGATGGGCCGCCTGATGGTGTATTTCCCTGTCGATGACCAGATGGCGTTCCATCCGAAGATCGTCGCGGCTGGGAACGCGGCTGTGGGTATGTGGACGCGTGCGGGTGCGTGGTGCAAAGCGCACACGCAGGGCGGTTTCGTGCCGGACGAGATGGTGGGGCCGCTCGGTGGCCGCACGTCGGCGCGGAGGCTGGTGACCGTCGGCCTCTGGGAGGCGGTGGGCGGTGGTTACCGATTCCACGATTGGGCGGCGCAGGCCGGCAACTTCGACGCGGAGAAGGAGAAGGCGTTGAAGGAGGCCGAGCGGGAGCGGTGGCGTCTACGCAAGCAGCGTCAGCGGGAACGCGAGAAGGGAAGTCACGGGGTGACTCCGGGCGTGACGTCACGCGTGACATCCGCCGTGACTCCGGTTACCCCCATACCCATTCCCTTAACAACCGATACAGAGACACCTTCAGTCCCGCAGATGGCGGTGACAGACGAGGACGAAGGAATCATCCGAGCACGTAGCGCCGCGTTGGCCGGTCTTGGCATCACGGACTTCGGCCGTGTGAAGGCCGCGGTCGTGAGGGCGTCCGGTCGTGACGTGACCGACGCTCAGGCGATGGTCATCGTCGCGGACATCCTGTCGCGCGCCGTCGAGAAGGTCGAGAAACCGCAAGCGTACGTGCTCACGTCGATCCGGTCGTCGTGGGCGGAGATCCAGAAGCACATCGATGAGGAGGCTGTCTGATGTTGGAGCGTTGGGTGATACGCCGCCGGGTGTTTCCGCGGACGGGCGAGTTGGCGTGGCGGGTGTCGCATCCGTCGCTGCCGCAAGGGCGTCCGCTGTACGGGAGCGTGCACTTGGACTCGTGGCAGGACGCGCTCGACTACGCGAACCGCCACGCGGCCGCGTTGGCGCGTCCTGATCTGATCGGCGAGCCGTCATGAACGACACGGTGACGGTGCTCGACGTCGAACGAACCAGGCGCATCCTCCTCGATCAGGAGGAATGGAATCAGACGCTGGGTGACGCGTACCGGGCACGGTGCGACGAAGGCCTGTTCGCGTCGTGGAGCGATGGGCATGAGTGGTTGCGGGCGCAGCCGAAGCTGCCACCGGACCAGTTGGGGCGTCTCGAGTTCGATCTGCGGGAACGGCGGGCGACGGGTGGGGAAGCCGTTGGTCGGTCGTTGTCGGTGCCGAAACCGCAGAGGCGTCTGAAGAAGTCGCCGCCGGTGATTGCGCCCGGCAGGCAGTTGGAGATCGCGATCGCAGCCTTGGAGGCGCGTGAGCGGCGTGAGGCGGCTGATGCAGTCGCGAAAGGACAAGCAGCATGAACGACTGGCCGGACCGTTTGACGGTCGACCCGATCGGCCAATGGCCGGGCACGCTCACCAGGAGTCGGCAGCGGTCGAACTTCTCGGCCACCTGGGGCACGACGCTGCAACTGCTGGACCGTGAGGTCTGGTACCTCGGCGGGAAGAACATGCGACTGCAGGTCGCGATCCCGGCGTCGCAGTTCCGTCTCGACGGGCGCCCACGCGCGACAGCGAAAGCGGAGCATCCGGGCGTGATCTTGACCTTGGATTCGAAGCATGGGCCGCTGTCGTATCCGTGCGACACGTTCATGACGTGGCAGGACAACGTGCGGGCGATCGCTCTCGCGCTCGAAGCGTTGCGGAAGGTCGACCGGTACGGCGTGACCAAGCGTGGTGAGCAGTACCGGGGGTTCCTGGCGATCGAAGCAACCGCAGCACCGGCAGGGTTCGCCACGACGGACGAGGCGCTCGCGTTCCTCGGTGAGTTCCTCGGTCTCGGGCTCGCAGAGATGAGGGTGATCAGCGGTGCGCCGACGCGTGCGCTTCGCCGCGCACAGCGCGAGACGCACCCGGACGTCGGCGGTGACGCGGCCACGTTCCAGCGGGTGACGCTCGCTGAAGCGAAGCTCCGAGAGGAGGGGCTGCTGTGAAGGTGTTGACGGTGCGGCAGCCGTGGGCGTGGGCGATCATCTTCGCTGGGAAGGATGTCGAGAACCGGTCCTGGACGTCCACCTATCGGGGTCCGGTCGCGATTCACGCGGGGCGCCGGTTCGACGAGCCGGGCGCCGGGCAGGTGTTGGCGACGACGGGGTTCGATGTGCCGGATCATGTGCGCACGGACACGGGTCTGATCATCGGTGTGGTCGACCTGATCGACGTGGTGGACGATTCCGTGTCGCAGTGGGCGCAGCCGGGGTTGAAGCATCTGGTGTTCGCGAACCCGCGACCGATCCACCCGCTGCCGTGGTCCGGGTCGTTGGGTCTGCGTGACCTGCCTGAGGACGTCGAGTTGGACGTGATTCGTGCCGGATCCGCGTACGTGAGCGTGTGATGGCCGACGCAACGGATAACGAGTACCGCCGCTGGTTGGCCCGTAACGGGATCGACGGGCTGTCTGAGTGTGACCGGTACGGGATGGACGAGAAAGGAAACGACGATGACGAATGAGGACCTGACCGAAACCCTGGCCGCATGGAAGGCTGCCGCTGACTCCGCGAGCGTGGGGCCGTGGGAGGCGAGCAAGACAGCTCACGGCATGACCGTGGACGACACGAATGGCGAGATGATCTTCGTAGAGTCCTACGGCATCACATGGACCCCGAACTCCAGTGATGCCGAGTTCATCGCCCAGTCGCGCACCATCGTCCCGGCTCTGCTGTCCGCGGTAGAGAACGTGCTCGTCCTGACGCGATGAGACATCAGGACCGACCTCACGAAGCGTCAGATGGTCGAGGCGTTCGGCTACAACGAAGCGCTGATCGACGTTCGCAAGGCTCTGACCGATGCGCTGGGAGAACCGGAATGACGCTGTTCGGCGGTAGAATTGAAAGCGGCCCCAAACCGAGTGTTGGAAGCACTCGCCGGGGCCTGACCCACCGATTCGATTACGGCGAATGGAGGGCTGCGATGCAGTCTATCGAGGAATGGCGACCTGTCCCCGGCTACGTGGGACTGTACGAGGTGAGTGACGAGGGCCGTGTCCGTTCGTTGCCGCGCATGACGATTGGGCGTAACGGGCGCAGGCACATCGTTCATGGGCGGATTCTTTGCCTTGGTACGAGCCACAACGGCTACAAGACGGCGGAGCTTTCACGAGACGGTGCGGCTCGAAAGTTTCGAGTGAATCGATTGGTCGCGGAGGCGTTCATCGGACCAGCGCTACCAGGCCTGGTGGCTTGCCACAACGACGGCGACCGGGCGAACAATCGTGCCGAGAACCTTCGCTGGGACACGTACCAGGCCAACTCTGACGACATGGACGTACACGGCACGAAGCAGTACGGGACCGCGAACTCGCAGGCTCGACTGAACCCGGATTCCGTCCGGGAGATTCGCCGGCTATCCGCTGGCGGGATGCAGCAGAAGGTGATCGCGGCGCGTTACGGAGTGAATCCGGCGACAGTGGCGCTGGTCTTGCATGGAAGGACTTGGACTCATGTCGAGTGACGAGGATGCCCGCGCCGAAGCGGAACGACGGTGGCCGATCTACCCAGCCGTCGGGTTCTCGGGCGCGGCTGACAGGCAGCATGCGTTCGTGGAGGGCGCTGAGTGGCAGCGTTCTCGTCCCGTGAGCGAACCCAGCGAGGAAGCCGTCGAAGCTGGAGCGCGCGTCCTGGACGAGGCAGCCATGGACTCACCTGCCGACTACCCGCTCGCATACACCGAGGCGATGCAGATTGCCCGCGACATTCTGATCGCGGCAGCGGAGGCGAGCAATGGGTGAGCCGATCAAGATCGAGATGCTGACCGAACGAAAGGCGCTCCCGGTCACACCAGGGATTCTTCGGGGCTCGTCGGATCGCGTCGACGTGGATGTGTGTCTGACGTGCGGCGCGATCATCTTCGACCTGTTCCGCCACATCGAATGGCACGAGGCAGCGGAGGCGACACGATGAGCGAGTACACGCCGACGACTGAGCAAGTCGAATCGGATTGGATCAGCGCACAGATCACCGAGAGCGACTATTGGGATGCGCTGACCGAAGAAGAGGCTCAGGCGCGCTGGGATCGCTGGCTCGCAGCTCATGACGCTCGGGTGCGTGTCGACACCCTCGAAGCGTTCGAACGCATAATCCACACGGTCATCACGGAGTTCGTTAACGAACCGCGGTGGGCGAACGGTGATCGCATGGACACACATCAGGCCCTCGCGGCGGGGTACGGCGTCCAGCAGGTGCTCACTCGTGCGCGTGCTGCAAACATCCGAGAAGGGAACGAGCAATGAGCGAGACGTGCTGGATATGCGAGGACGAAGCGCGTGGAACGTCGCGTGTGGTCAGCAGCGAGGACTCCGCGCCACTGTGCAACCGGCACTGGAATCTGTGGATCGCGCGCTACCTGTTCCCGAGCGAGCTCGTGCCACCCTGCGGCGCTCACGTCATCGCTGAACCGGACAGTTCAGGGTCGAGGGAAGGGAACACACCATGAGCAAGCCCGACGTCCAGCACATCAACTGCCCGTGCGACACCGAGCCCGTCTGCTGCACACCTGACGGCACTGTCTGCATGCGTGAGTTCGGGCACAACGGACCGCACGTTCTCTGCGGCATGCCAGCACTGTCGGGTTCTACCAGTACGGAGGAGAGCAGTCGGTGAACCGGGTAGGTGGCATCCGGTCGGTGGCCGCGACACACCGAACCAATGCCACTTTTTTCGCGCCGGTGAGTGATGATGTCGCCCGCCACCGACCCGAAAGACACCCATGCACAGTGATCTGGACCGAACCGACCTAAAAAACGCTGTCGACGCGCTCACCCGAGACCGCATCATCCACACGATCCAGACCAACGACGACGGCACCATGCGGTTCATCGCCGTCACCCATCCGCCGCTACTCACCCTCCTCATGGAAGGCACCGGCATCACCCGGTCCGCGAAGTCCTCGGAAACGAAAATCCCGATCGACGCTGACGCACTCGAGATCTGGGGTCAGATCCGGGACCTGCTGCACGTGTGGTCGAAGCAGATCGGGTTCACGTACACCGGCGACGACCTCATCAAGACGGTGCAGGACTGGCATGAGGAACACGAACGCCGCGTCCGCGCCGGCCACATGGAAGCATCCGTTGACGTGGATGTGACGCGCATGGTTGAGGGGTGGGTGCGGATGATCGAGGGGAAGTTCGACCCGCCCACGAAACTCGAATGGAAGTCACCCTGCGTGGCCGTCGTCCCGGAAGTGAGCGACGACGGGGAGTTCGGCTTCGGGCAGTGCGGTGCCAGACGCATCACCCTCGGCGGGGTGGAAGTGTTCGCGATCGAGGTGAACGTGACCACGTTGACGGCGACGTGCCGCCAATGCGGAGCGACGTGGCAGGGGGAGAACGAGTTGATGCAGTTGCGGTTCATGACGAACATCAACGAACGCGTGAACGCGGGGCTCCCGGTCGAACGCGAAGCGCTCGCATTGTGGGCGACACGCCGAGCATCGGACACCATACGCGCACGCGATATTGCCATATGACGGTATAGACTGGCCATAGTTGAGCAGGAGTGTCCCTTTTTTCGAGACATGCTCACGTCAATGGGTCACCTTCGGATGGCCCATTTGCGTCTAAGTGAACACGCGGTGTGCCCCGAGCCCGCTATCGGGGGCCTCGATGGGATGTAGCTCAGCGGCAGAACGTCCGGCCGTTAACCGGTGCGTCGCTGGTTCGAACCCAGCCTTCCCAGCAATGCGCTTGCCGGCTATCAGGCTCTAGAACGGCGCAGAAGTCCGCGACCCGGCTAGGTCACGAGCCGCGGCAATATGTCGGACGCTCACCGTAGCGTCGAAATTGAAAGACCCCCGCACCGGGTGCAACCGGCCGGGGGCATGGCAATCACTGGTTTGGAGTGATCACATGACCGATCGTACTGGATTCAACGCCTACCAACGCGACTACAAGCGACATCGCTATGCCGCAATTGTCGAGGAGATGAAGACCATTCTCGGCGGCCGATGCTGCCGATGCGGTTCTAGGGATGATCTCGAATTCGATCACATCGATCGGAACACGAAGACGGTAGAGATTACGAAGATCACCACGTACAGCCGCGAGGTCATCCTCATGGAACTGGCGAAGTGCCAGCTTCTCTGCGCCGAGTGCCACAAGGTCAAAACCAGCGAAGCGCATGACAACCATCAGGTCGAGCACGGCGGCGGCGTGAGCGGCAAGAAGAACTGCCCGTGTGACGCATGCCGCGCGCGGAAGCGCGAATACATGCGCGAGTACCAACAGCGCCGCCGTGCGATTCGGGCCGCTTAGGTAATGCGGAAGTCGTGAGTTCGAATCTCACCCGGCCCTCAAAGGATCGGAGGCGTCATGCCCGATCCGTTCCGGTGCGCTGTCTGCGCCCACTACTACCCCGTCCCCTCGTTGGCACGTGATTGTGAGGTGCGTCATGCCGAAGAACACGCTCGCTGATGTTGAGGCGCGCCACGGGTTCACGTTCGGTGTCCCCGACGACCACGACAGTCAAGGCGCCCCGGTCGCCGGGGCGCTCGCATGCTCGAACCCGAAGTGCAAGGCCCGCGGCATCCTGGTGCAGATCCACGAGGACACTGTCCGTCCCGTGCACTGCTCCGCCTGCCACACCGTCCTACTCGCCGGTGAGACGCCGCAGGATGACGTGTCGCATGTTGTCCTCGATGCGGTGCCGCCGGAGGTTCTGGACCAACTGCTCGCGCAGCTGGAAGCGAGGAAGGCGCGCAGGTGAACCGGGAGGACGACCTGCACGAAGCGTACGAACAGGCGTACGACGACGAGCATCACGCCGAGGTAATCGACTCGGCCCCCACCACGTCCGCAGGGTGATCTTCCCCTGGCATTGAGGCCGGCTCGGCCAAGACGACGAACAGAGCACGACGGCACGACCGGTGACACGCTCCCGGTCGTGCCGTCTCCACACGTCCAGCGCGCATCGGGTAGTGCGCTCACTGAGGGTGTGCCCGCCCGAGAAGACCAGAACGGGCACGGGACGGGTGAGGCGTCCGCAGCGGAAGCCACCGGGGTTCATCCGGAAACGCAGGTTCGAATCCTGCCGCCTCCCCGTCCCGCATCAATGAACGGAGCCGCCGCATGGCCGTCATGCCCACCGTCATCGTCGTGCACGTGACCTGCGCGATCTGCCAGCAGGAAGTCCCGATCAACCTGCACACCCGTGTGGAAACGCACCGCGACCACCTGCAACTGCAGGGAACCCTGATCGCGAAGCCCGACCTCGCTGACCTGTACGTACACGCATGGTCGCACACCACCGACACCCCATGACCGGAGGACCCATGCCGTACAAGCTCGGAAAGACGCCCGCCACGCCGGAAGCCGTGAAGTTCGCGCTCACGGATTACGTCGACCTCACGAAGCTGATCCAGACGCCGAAGGTGTTCGGCCACCAGGCCCTCATCAAGTCGTGGGGCATGCTCGGCAACGACCAGTACGGCGACTGTGTCTGGGCTGGCGCCGCACACGAGACGATGCTCTGGAACCAGGAAGCGAACCACACGGTCCGGTTCACGAAGAAGTCGGTCCTGTCGGACTACACCGCCGTCACCGGGTTCAAGAAAACCGACCCGAACACGGACCAGGGCACGAACGTCGCCGACGCTGCCGCATACCGCCGAAAGACCGGCGTCCTCGACGCGGCCGGGAAACGCCACAAGGTGGCCGCGTACCTGCGCATCAAGACCGGGAACCTCGCCGAGCTGAAGGTCGCCGCGTACCTGTTCGGTGCGGTCGGTATCGGCATCCAGGTCCCCGCGTCCGCGCAGGAACAGTTCGCGGCCGGTCAGCCGTGGGACGTCGTCGAAGGCTCACCGATCGACGGCGGACATTACGTTCCCGTGGTCGGGTTCGATGGGACCGACATTCTCGTGGTCACGTGGGGCGCCGTGCAACGCATGACGGTCGACTTCTTCACCACGTACTGCGATGAGGCGTACGCGTACCTCTCCGATGAAGCGTTGACGGGCGGGAAGTCGCTGGAAGGCTTCAACGCCGCCCAGCTGCAGGCCGACCTGAACGCACTCCGATAAGCCGAATGGGACCCCACACCATGAACGCGAACGACCCGAAGCCGTGCCCTGTGTGCGGCGCCATGCTGACCGCAGCGCTCGCGGACGCTGTCGCCGACCCGACGAAGCCGGAGTCATGTCCACGCCGCGACGGTAAGCCGTCATTCGCGACCGGGGGGATCATCCCGCAGGATGCGCAGACCGTCGGCATCACGATCAGCCCCGGATGCGTCATCCCGTCAACGATCGTCTCCAAGATCCCGACCCTGCCACCGCTGCCCGCTGTGGGCTTCATGGAGAACACTCCGGGTATCGATTGGTACACGCCGAACGACGGGCGGGGGACGCTCGTCCAGATCGGGCTCGCATCACGACGGACACGCGCATGAGCGACACCACCCACCCGATCGACGTCCCGTTCATAGCGCCGGTGATAGTCGAGCACGACGGGCCGAGACTCCGCATGTCACTCGACGAGGTGACCGCGTGGCTCGCATCGCTCCGGCTCGACATCCCCACGGACGCGCTCATCATGAAGCTCACGATCCAAGCCAGATCGCTCGAAGTCGACTGGGTCTCGGATGACGCGACGCTCATCGAACACCACACCACCGCGTATGTCGAATGGCTCCGAACGGGCGTCTGACCTCACGAATCGGGTTCACCCATGAAGTGCACAGCGACGACGAAGGCGGGGAAGCCGTGCGGTGCGTGGGCGATCAAGGGCGCGAACGTGTGCGCCAAGCATGGCGGTTCGGCTCCGCAGGTTCGGGCGATCGCGGCGGTTCGTGCTGAGGTCTCTCGTTGGCAGCTGGGCGACGCGGTTGATGATCCGGGTGAGGTTCTGCTGCGTCTGGTGACACAGTCGAGGATGCGGGTTGAGCAGTACGCGGCGGAGATCGAACGGAAGGTCGCTGAGGTTGGCGGCGGGATCACGTTGGAGTCGATCCTGATCGGTGACACGCTCATCCCGGGCGAGTTCGGTGAGACGAAGGTCGGCGAGTACATTCGCGGGCTCGTGCAACTGGAGGCGCAGGAACGCGACCGGTTGGCGGGCTTCTGCGCGAAAGCGATCGCGGCCGGGTTGGCGGAGCGCACAGTTCGGATGGCGGAGAGGCAAGGCGAGATGCTCGCCACGGTCCTCATGGCGGTCATCGGGTCGCAGATCCTGAACCTGAACGACACGCAGCGGAAGGTGTTCCCTGATGTTGTCCGTGCCGAGCTCGCCACGCTTCGCACCGGCTGACTTCGCGGCGTTCGATAACGCCCTGGACCGGTTGATACCGCCGGAGCCGAAGTTCCGCACGCCGGGCGATCTGGCGAAGATCGTGGACCCGTCGACCGTGCAAACCGCGGCCCTGGATCTCATCGATGAAGCGCTGGTGGAGGCGTACTCGACACCGAACGCGCGTCTGATCATCAGCATGCCGCCGCAGGAGGGCAAGTCGCAGCGGGTCACGAAAACATCCACCCTGTGGGCGTTGTTGACGAACCCGGACCGACGCATCGCGATCGCGTCGTATTCGCAGGAACTCGCTGAAGGGTTCTCCCGCGACATCCGCAACTGGATCGCCACGTTCAACGGTGATGAGGGAACCGCGGACCTCGGTCTGCGCGTCGCCCGCGACAACGGTGCCGCACGCCGGTGGCAGTTGGCAGGCCACAAAGGTGGTGTGCGGGCTGTCGGTTTGCGTGGCTCCCTCACCGGACGCCCCGTGGATGCGCTCATCATCGACGACCCGATCAAGGACGCCGAGCAGGCGGACTCGCAGTACTACCGCGACTTCGTGTGGGGGTGGTGGCAAGCCACCGCCGGCACCCGGTTCGGGCCCGGCGCGCAAGTCATCCTCATCCTCACCCGGTGGCATGAAGACGACCTCGCCGGCCGTCTCCTGGCCGCTGAGGACGGGCACGTGTGGAAAGTGATCAACATTCCCGCGCTCGCGGACCACAACCCGGAGAAAGACGAAACGGATCCGCTCGGCCGTCAGCCGGGGGAGTGGTTGGCGTCAGCCCGCAAACGCAGCCTCGACGAATGGGCGGCCACCCGCACCCGTGTCGGCTCCCGCGTGTTCAACGCCCTCTACCAGGGGCGCCCGTCACCGGCCACCGGCGACATTCTGCAACGCGCATGGTGGCGCCGCTACCAGACACCGATCTGGGCGGACAGCGGCGACGGGAAAAGCATGCGCCTGCTGGAAGCCGATGAGGCTGTCATCTCCTGCGACATGACGTTCAAGGACACGCGCGCATCCGACTTCGTCGTCATGCAGGTGTGGGCGCGCCGCGGAGCAGACATCTACCTGGTGGACCAGATCCGCAAACGCCTGTCGTTCACCGCCACGCTGACCGCGTTCGAGAACCTCGTGAAGAAGTGGCCGGACGCGCACGCGAAACTCGTCGAAGACAAAGCGAACGGCACCGCCGTGATCGACATGCTGCGGAAGAAGATTCCCGGCATCATCCCGATCACCCCCCACGAATCGAAGATCGCCCGCGCATCCGCCGTCGCACCGTTCGTGGAAGCCGGGAACGTGCACCTGCCCGAACCGGACATTGCCATGTTCGACGTCGAAGACCTCATCGAGGAAGCCACATCGTTCCCGAACGGCACCCACGACGACCAAGTCGACGGGTTCTCGCAAGCCGCCGCACGGCTCCTGCTGCGCGTCGGTCAAGGGTCCGCGTTCCAGCAGTACATGAAACAGCAACTCGGCGCTGAGGCGCCCGTGTCGGCCCGCAACTGGCGTGAACGCGCCCAGCAACTCAAAACGGAGGTTGAAACCAATGGCAGCCTTCGTCGACCCGTACGGCCGTGAACTGATCAAAACGACCGCACCCGCACCCATCACCGCCGCGGTCATGCGGCAGGGCATGGGCAGCACGGCGAACTTCGGCCCCGGCACACCCATCCAACCTGCCGCCGGGTACTCGCAGCGGCCCCGGTCGACGGACTACCCCGCCGGCGTCAACATCAACCTGTCACCCCGGACGGCGTGGGGTCGCACCTCGTTCGAGACGCTGAAAGCGGTCATCGACGCGTACGACGTCGCCCGCATGTGCATCAACCACAAGATCGACGAGATCCGGTCCATGGAACCTCTGTTCCAACCCGCGGACGGTGTGTCCGGTGACGTGGACGACGCGGTCGATGCGGCACGCGCAGCGCTCGCGTTCCCGGACCGCGTGAACCCGTACGACTCGTGGGCGTCGCTCCTGCTGGAGGGCGCACTCCGGTACGACGCCACCACGCTCTACCGTCGCCGCAACATGGACGGTGAAGTCATCGGCCTTGAAGTCGTTGACGGCACCACCGTGTTCCCGTACATCGACGTCCACGGGCGCCGCCCTGCACCGCCGGCACCGGCGTACTGGCAGAAGATCAAGGGCCTCACGGATGTGTGGTTCACGACCGACGACATCACGTATGAGCGGTTCCGGCCGCAAACGGATTCCCCGTTCGGGCTCGCCCCGATGGAGTCGATCCTGCTGACCGCGAACACGGACCTCCGCTTCCAGTGGCACTTCCTGCAAATGTTCACCGACGGGACCGTGCCGGCCGGGCTGATGCAACTGCCGGCGGACATCTCGTCCCCGGATCAGGTGGCGGAGTGGCAGGACTACTGGGATGCGTTCACGTCCGGTGACCAGTCGATCCTGCACAAGCTGATCGCGGTACCAAATGGTACCCAGCTGCTCGAAACGAAACCGAAAACGTTCGACGGGAACTTCCCGCAGTACCTGATGAAGCGTACGGCGGCCGCGTTCGGTGTCGTCCCGCAGGACCTCGGTCTTGTGGACGACGTGAACCGGGCGAACGGTGAAACGCAGGTCGACATCCAGTTCCGGGTGAACACGCTGCCGTGGGTGCGGTTCGTGGAAGGCATCCTGAACCGGTACCTGCAACGCGACCTCGGCCTGCCCGTCAAAGTGTCCCTCGACACGGGACGCGACAAGGAAGACCGTCTCGCGGACGCGCAGGTGTGGAACCTGGCCGTGCAGTCCGGTGCCGTGTCACCGGACGAGTGGCGGTCGGATATGTTCGGTCTCCCGATCGACAACGAACGTCCCGTGCCGCGCGGCATCGTGTCGTCCCGGCTCGGGTTCGTGCCCCTCATCGCGGTCGAGCGTGTCGCGGGCCCGATCGATCCGGAGACAGCCGCACCCGTCGATGATGTTCCGTTGGATCCTTCCCCGTTCAACGGGACGGACGGTGTCATGCCGGACAAGCTGCCCGGCGGCACCGAGTTCAAACGGGCCCCGTCGGATCCTGACGAGCCGGAGTTCCCGAACCTGGAACAGCCGATCCCGAGCACTGGCGTGATCGCACCGCCCGTACTCCTCTCGAAAACGGAGACGGCCGGGGTGACGATCGACACGGGCATCGAAGGCGTCGACCAGGTAGACGACGAGGACGATGAGCAGCTGGTGAAGGCTGAACTGGCCGCGTTCCGGAAGTTCGCTGCTGCACGCCGCAAGCGTGGCTCGTGGCGCCCGTTCGAGTTCGAGCATGTCAACAGGATGACGGCGCACCGCCTCAACGTGGGTTCGTACGCGCAGATCCGCAAGGATGCCGACGAGCTCGTCGCCGCCGGTCTCGCCGTGCAAGCGCTCGACACGAACCGTGTCCTGATGCTGCAACGCGCCATGGACCCCGAAGACCCGGCAGCCGGGTTCTGGGAGTTTCCCGGCGGGCACATTGAACCCGGCGAGGAAGCGCAGGACGCGGCGATCCGCGAATGGCAGGAAGAGACCGGGCAACCGCTGCCGGACGGCCAGTTCACGGGTATGTGGGCCGCGTCGAACGGTATCTACGCCGGGTTCGTGTACCAGATCGCATCCGAGACTCTGATCGACCTCGGGACGCGTGACACGGTCATCAACCCGGACGACCCCGACGGGGACCTGTTCGAGGCGATCGCATGGTGGGATCCGCCCGCGCTGCAAGGCGTGCCCGTGATCCGCACCGAGCTCGCCGCGGATGCGGTCGACGTGCTCTCCGTACTGTCGACCGACCCGATCCCGGACGGATCGTTGGCGGCGGAACCGGAGGCGAATCGACTGGCTACCGTGGCGGCTGCTGCGACCGAGTATGCGGAGGACCTGAAGGCTGAGGCGGACGCCGACCCAGCGGTCGCTGTGGCCGTCGGGCTTGAGCCGGAGGCTGATGCGGACCCAAAAGGTGAGGCGCTGGCCAAAAGCTGGCGTGACTCCCCGAACCTGGTCCCGCAGCACGACTACGACCTGCGCATCACCGACCATTACGAGCCGCTCATCCGTGGCTGGCTCACCGGGTGGGTGAACAGTCTCCCGGTCGGATCGTTCACCACCCTGCTGGCGAAAGCGACCGGTGACACGTCTGAGGCTGCGGGTACCGCGGCGGTCGCGCAGCAGGTGCAAGCTGCACTCGCCGCCGACCCGAACCTGGCAGGCACCGTCGACCTCGAGCACCTGATCCGTCAGGTCATCGTCGACGGGTATCTGACCGGCGGTCACGGCGCCATCACCCAAGTGGGTGCTGCAGCGGTCATCGGCCCGGACAAGACAGGGCAGCTGATCGCGGACACCGACTGGGGTGCATGGTCGCCTGGCGACACGGCGGCCGCGGAACAGGTCGCCGACGGCGGCATGCGGGCGCTGCTCGATCAGGCGGGTGTGACGGTCAAGTCGATCGTGGACACGTCGCTGGACCGTGCCGGGAACCTGATCGCTGACGGGCTCGCCCGCGGCGACTCGGTCGACACGATCGGCAGGTCGTTGCGTGACGTGGTCGCATCCCCGTCACGGGCGGAGATGATCGCGCACACCGAAACAGCGCGCGCCCAAACGGCCGCATCGTTGCAGGTTTACGACCAGTCCGGTGTCACCATGTGGGACCTGCTGCCCGCGGACGGTGCCTGCCCGGTGTGTTTGGCGGTCGCGGCCGCTAACCCTCACCCGGTGTCTGACCAGTCGGATGCTCCACCGGTGCATCCGCGTTGCCGGTGCGCGGCGTCCCCGCACGCCGACTAGGCCGGTCATCGACCGTCTGCACGCCGGCATCCTGCAACCGTGCCAGCACGTCGTTCCTGAAGCGTTGGGACGCCAAGTGGACCACACCGCAACGTGTGCACACTTGGCGTCCTCCACGCCAGACGTACTCGTGCGGTGGGCAGCCCATTCCGTGAATCGTACCCGCCCACCACGAGAGGACCCACCGGTGAAAGACGATCCACGGCTCACCGTGTTCGGCCAGTACACCCCCGAAGGTGTCCTGCAGCCGGGGTACGGCGACCATTACCTCTTCTTCGTCGGACGTGACGATGTGCACTCGATCCTGCTGTGGATCATCCAGCATGAGGCGCTCGCGTTCCGGCTCAACATGTTCGGGTACGACGACGAGGAACTGAACGACGCGATCGTCGATCTCATCGGCCGGCCGTCCGTGTACGTGCAAGGCACGCTCGACCGGTCGCAAGCGTCGGGTGTGCACGAACGCCGCATCCTCGACGCGAACGCGACGGTCCCGGATTGGCAGTCCGCGTTCGCTGTCGGGCAGTCCGAGACGCATCAGATCAGCCACACGAAAGGCGGCGTCGCTTCCGGGCTCGGGCTCGGGTTCGAAGGATCCACGAACTGGTCGGCGTCCGGTGAAGGCACTGGAATCAGTCTGCGCGCCGATGTGAGCAACGCTCCCGGCTTCAAAGCGCAGAACAACACGCTGCTCGTGTCCACGAACCCGGTCTACTTGGCACGGTTCACGGCACGACTCGACGCCGAACACAAGATCGCGATCGAACAGGAGCGTGCTCGTGCGAAAGCGAACCGTCACTGACATCTGGGCGAGCATCGACACCACAGAAGACTGCTGGCGGTGGTGCAAGTCGCACAACCGCGGTGGCTATGCGCAGATGAAACCGTTCATGGGTGAGGTGCTCGTCCACCGGCTGACGTATCGGCTCGTCAACGGCGAGATACCTGACGGGCTCAAGCTCGATCACACCTGCCACAACCGTTGGTGCGTCAACCCGCAGCACTTGCGCCTCGCCACGACGAAGCAGAACGCGGAGAACCGGGCAGGAGCGAACCGACGCAACTCCTCTGGGCACAGAGGCGTCTATTGGGACGCACGACGCGGTAAATGGCTCGCGCAGGTCCGACACGAAGGCCATATCCGGCACGTCGGATATTTCGGGTCAGTTGAAGAGGCAAGCGACGCGGTTGCGCGTAAGCGTCGTGAACTGTTCACGCACTCCGACATGGATGCTCACACTCTCGAGGCGGCATGACACGCGCAGGGCAGGCAGCACTGATCCCGCACGCACGTAACCCGTTCGAATGGCTGATCGAGAAGATCACCCGGTCACCCGTCCACCACGTCATCGTCGCGGTCGACGACGACACCGTCGTGTCCGCGGAGATACCCCGCGTCCGGTACCGGCCGACCAGCCACTTTCCGGACGCGATCTGGTCCGACTTCGACCTCACCGACACGCAGTCATGGCAGATCGTCGGGTTCGCGCAACGGCAGGTCGGGAAACGGTACGCGCTCGGCGACGACATCCTCATCGGTGTCGCGCTCCTCACCGGCACGCACACACCCGCATGGATCGAACGACGCCTGAACGATCAACGCCGGTGGATGTGTTCAGAACTTGTCGCTGCGGCGTACGACGCAGGCGGCATCGACATGTTCCCGGAAACGCCGATGGCGGCGGTTTACCCCGGGATGTTCGTTCCGGTCTGGAAACGCCACGGATGGTGGCCCACAACCTTGGGGAGAACGTCATGAGCGGTCACTGCGGCCAATGCAACCAGCCCTACACGAAACCGGCTGACTGCCGGTGCCCGTGCCACCGCCGATGATCGCGCACCGCATCGCCCGCACCCCGATCAGCAAAGTGCATGTTCCGAAGCGGGCGAAGAAGCATGTGCGCACCCGCACGGTGCGGCATCACAAGGTCATCCGCCAGCACCGGGTGCGTCTGCACTCGACGGTGAGGCGCCGCAAGTGGCTGTCGAAGAAGGGACAACGCTGATGCCCGACCGGTTCATTCTCGGCGTCGCATACCAGGCTGGCCGCGACCCGGGCATCAAACGCGGCCAGGACGGGCGCCGCGACTTCTTCACACCCCGTGAGCTTGAACTCGCGGCGTGGCAGTACCTCCGCAAGGGCCGTGAGGTCGGCCTGCAACACGTCGACGGCACCGTAGGGCACGCCGAGATCGTCGAATCGTACATTTGGCGGTCCGAGCAGCCGTGGGTGGACGACGACGGCACAGTCATCGCGAAGTCCGGTGACTGGATCCTCGGCGCGATCTGCGACGAACCCACCTTCGAAGCCGTGCGACGCGGCAACTTCACCGGCTGGTCGCCTCAAGGGGCGGCACGCCGAATCACACCAAGGAGTAACGCATGAGCACCAAGGTCACGCCCGACGAGGACGGTTTCACGGAGATCGTCGGGGCCGACATTCCCAGGGTCGACATTGTCGACAAGGCGGCGTCCGGCCGACGGTTCGCGATCATCAAGTCGGGGGAGTCGCTTCTGAGCGCCGACGACGTCGAAGGTCTTTTGAAGGAAGCCGAAGCCGACGTGGTGAAAGCGGACGACGACCTCGACGTCACCGAGCCGCTCGCCGAGCCCGACGACCCGATCGACCAGCTGGAGGCCGTCACGCCCGGGTCGCCTGCCTGGGAGCAGGTCGACGCGGCCACCGCGGTGAAGTGGGCCGGCATCCTCGCCCGTGCGAAGAACGCGCTCGAACTCCTCGCGGACCGTGAAGGCACCGAAGCTGTCACCGTGGATCCGGGTGATGCGGAGAACCAGTGGAATCTGGAGGACGCGTCCTGCGCGATCGACTACGCGATCGGTGTGCTCGGCGCGTTCGCTGCCGGTGAGCAGGCTGAGGCGGACATCGCTGTCGAGATGGAGCAGGTCGGCAAGTCCGCCGTCGAGCTCGACGTGCAACTGCCCACCGTGGAGTCGCTGGGCGCCGTCATCAAGGCTGGCCGCACCCTGTCCGCGGCGAACGAGTCCGCGCTGCGCACCGCGGCGGACTCCATCCAGAAGGTGTTGGCATCCCTCCCGGCCGCACCGGACGACATCGAGAAGAAGGAGGCCAACGTGGCCGAGGAAACGGTCGTGAAGGCCGACGGAGATGACGCATCGCTGACCGCGGTGTTCAACCAGAACGGGAAGCTGATCGGTGTGGTCCCCGCGGACCAGATCCAGGCCGTGTCCGGCACGGACAGCGCATCCGACGACAGCACCG